GTATTAAATACAAGGCATATGGTTATGCAAGTGTTAGCATGGATGTGGTGTATAATTTTCTCTATGTATTTTGGAAGTATGTGGGTATTTGGTATAACTGCTGTTGCTCACATATTCTTGATAAGTGCAGTTGTGTTAACAGTAGCTACCTTTGAAACTGCAAAGAGAAAGCCGTCAGTTTTTTTGAGGAAAAAATCATGAGTAAAATAAATTTAAAAAGAGGCGATTCTGCTATTATAATCAGACACTTAGACAAAGGTTTTGATGTAGAGATTTATCATAGTCACGATAAAAATTTATTGACAGAAGAAGATACTATGTTCTATGCTTTACTCACAAGAGGTATGGTTCACACTGCTATAAGAGATACGGACCAAGTATTAGAAGATGGACGTCAAAGTATAGATGAAGAAATAGGAAGAGTAACGATACATTGAGACACATGGAGTACATGAAGATGAGGATTAAACAAGCACAAGAGCAGTCTGACAATCGAGAACTAGAAGATATGGTAAACAGTCCTTCTCATTATAATGAGTTTGGCATAGAGTGTATTGATGCTATACAAGCTGCTACGGGCACTGAATTTAAGAGTTATTTACAAGGAAATATTATGAAGTATTTGTGGAGATACAAATACAAAGGCAAGCCTTTGCAGGACTTGCAGAAAGCCGAGTGGTATTTATCTCGTTTGATTAGTGTGGTGCAAGATGAGGAAGTCGAAGATAACGATTAGAGTGTCTGCTGAAGTGGATTCGGAAGAGTTCACACTTGACAAAGAGGAGCTTCCATTTATATTGGAAGATATGATTGGTGACCTACTACATGAAATAGTTGGGTTACAAACAAAAGATGTAACTATAAGGGTATTAAGATGAAAAGTAACGTAATTTTACCAACGTATTATCAACAATTTATTCACAAGTCTAGGTATGCAAGATGGCTTGATGATGAAAACAGAAGAGAGGAATGGCATGAGACTGTGGGCAGATATGTAAACTTTATGAGTTCACATCTTTTGAAAAAACATAATTATACCATACCTGACAGGGTTAAAGAAGAACTGCATGAGGCTATACTTCACTCTGAAGTTATGCCGTCTATGAGAGCTATGATGACTGCAGGCAAGGCTTTAGATAGAGATAACACTGCAGGATATAACTGTTCTTATTTGCCAGTAGATGACCCAAAAGCATTTGATGAAGCTATGTATATACTTATGTGTGGCACTGGTGTTGGCTTCTCTGTGGAGCGAGACTGTATAAACAAGTTGCCTGAAGTTCCTGGATTATTGTTTGATACAGAAGAAACTATTATTGTTAAAGACAGTAAAGAAGGATGGGCAAAAGCTTTCCGTAAGCTATTGGCTTTACTATGGGCAGGAGAGATACCTAAATGGGACTTGTCTCTTATCAGACCTGCTGGTGCAAAGCTAAAGATATTTGGTGGTAGAGCATCAGGACCAGTTCCCTTGGATAATTTGTTTCGGTTCACATTAAAAGTGTTTAAAGAAGCAAAAGGTAGAAAGTTATCTAGCTTAGAGTGTCATGACTTAATGTGTAAAGTTGGAGAAGTAGTTGTCTCTGGTGGTGTAAGACGTTCTGCTATGATAAGTTTATCTAATTTATCTGACGATAGAATGAGACATGCAAAGACGGGAGAGTTTTACAAAACTGAGCCCCAGCGACAAATGTCAAATAATTCAGTGGCTTACACAGAAAAACCTGACCCATACACATTTATGAGAGAGTGGCTTTCTTTGGCTGAGTCTGGTACTGGAGAGAGAGGCATGTTTTATCGTGGGGCGGCTAAGAATAAGGCGGCTGAGAATGGTAGACGAAATTCTGAATATGACTTCGGTACTAATCCGTGCAGTGAGATTATATTGCGTCCATATCAGTTCTGTAATTTATCTGAAATAATTGTACGTGGTACTGATACTATTAAAGATTTAGAAAGAAAAGTTCGCATAGCCACAATAATAGGCACATTTCAATCTACCTTAACTCACTTTCCTTACTTACGTAAAATATGGCACAACAATACGGCTGAAGAAAGATTGTTAGGTGTATCTATGACAGGTATCATGGATAACGCTATTACTAATGGCAAAGATAGCAATGATTTAGAAAGTGTGTTAATGATACTTAAAAAGATAGCAGTTGATACCAACAAAGAGTTTGCTGAAGCCATAGGCATACCTCAATCTACTGCGATTACTTGTGTAAAACCATCAGGCACAGTTTCACAACTCACAGATTCTGCGTCAGGTATTCATGCAAGACATAGTCAGTATTACATAAGAACTGTTCGTGGCGATAAAAAAGACCCACTCACACAATTTATGATGGACCAAAACATACCATGGGAAACTGACGGATGGAGTCAAAGTAATGCTGTATTTAGCTTTCCTATTAAAGCACCTGATATGTGTGTGACTAGAGATGATATGTCAGCTATTGAACAATTAGAGTTTTGGAAAGTCTATGCTTCTAGTTGGTGTGAGCATAAGCCATCTGTAACTATATCTGTTGGCAAAGATGAATGGTTAGAGACTGGTGCTTGGATATATAAGAACTTTGATATAGCTTCAGGCTTGTCTTTCTTGCCAAGAAGTGATATGGTGTATGAACAAGCACCTTACCAGGATTGTACAGAAGAACATTATAAGGAGTTTTTAGCTAAGATGCCTGAGTTTATTGATTGGTCAAAGCTTGCTGATTATGAACAAGAAGATAGCACTGTAGGTAATCAAACACTAGCTTGTACAGCAGATAGCTGTGAAGTGGTGGATATAGGTTAAAATATGGCTATTGTTGACAGATTCTATATACAAGGACAACGAGACTTTTATAGAACTAAGAAAACTAGACGTATTATACATGAGTCCACGAACCCATTTAATCCTTCTTCTTTTAGAGGGAAAGAATGGTTGAGGGGATTTAATCACAGTTACTTTAAAAATCTAAGGAGAAACAAAAGTGAGAGAAATGTTACTAGGAGCACTTAAATCTTATTATGTCGGACACATAAATAAGCATATTGCGAATGTAGAAATATATTTAAGCAGGTCAACGGGTATCGGAGAGCATTCAGATATCATTGAGGCTATGGATAAAGAGATATCAGAGATAGGTAAATATGATGACAGACTATCCATGATACTTAAGTATTTAGAAAGAAAGCAGACAGAGGAAACTACTGAAAGCAAAAAGAAGTGAAACCCTCAATAAAGGACCGAAAGAAGTTCGACATTGATTTGAACTATGGTGAGGTCCGAGAAAAACAAGTTGCAGACATGCTTCAGAATAAAAAGATTGAAGTTAAATCTGAAAGAGATATGTGGCAACGAACTGGCAATATAGCAGTGGAGTATGAAAGTTATGGTAAACCTTCGGGAATCAAAGCAACAGAATCAGATTATTGGTTTCATAACCTATGTATTGGGGATGAAACCTATGCAACACTTGTTTTTCGGACTGATGTTTTACGCAGTATTATTGACTCTCTTGACTACACTAGAACAGTAAAAGGGGGCGACCACAATGCATCGACGATGTATTTACTTAATATACAAAAATTATTTTCATCAGACGTAATTAAGGCATTCAGAGAAAGGAACAAGAATGGCGAAGATAGAGAAACCTCAAAGCCCAGTGTGGAAAAACGCACAGAGGTATAGGGCTAGATTTTTTGATTCACGTTTTCCTATATGTGGCACACATTTAGTGTACGTTGTGGAGGGCAGAAAGTGGGCAAGAATATCACAAGGAGACTTAGTTAGTGACAACAACAGAAGTGCACTGGTTAGGTTTAGAATGAATATAAAAGAATGGGAGAAACTTCCATCAAAGGAAAAGTATGACGATAGAGCTGTGGCAACTATGGCTTCTAATAGCAGTAACGATTAATACAATAATTAATTTAATAGTATTCTTTAAAGGAAGAAAAATAAAAGATGTCGATAAAAAGAATTGAACTTATAAATGACTTAGACTTAGAGCTTTCGTTAACCTTAAATGGTATAGGTGTTGTAATAGCACCTGAGCACGAAGACCCTTCCTTTAGTGAATACACTTGGGATGATGTCCTAAAGACACTCATAGATAGTCACACAGTAGCAGTGTTGAGGAAAAATGATGTGAGGATTAGTGGTAGCAGTAAAGAGTTCCTGACGAGAGTTGCAGAGCAGCTTCGTTTACAAGCTAGTAAAATAGAAAATAAGTTAAGTGCTATGGAAGTGATTAACGAAGGTTAAGTCGCACCC